TTCTTTTCTAGGTCCTCGTGAATTACCAAACGACCTTTGGCCTGCATGTCACGTGTACGTGCCATGTAGCTGTCATTGTTTGATTTAAGTGCCGCACCAGAGAACAAACAAAACTCCACAGCGGTGCCCGGATGACGATTGTGCCAAGCATCAATCAGATCCATAAAGAAGTCTGGTTGCTTTTCTTGATCCCAACGTGCGGCAAAACCCACGCGATGTTTGCGTTCATTGAATGGGCGCAATGGACCTGCAATACGCTCACGCACTTCATCCTTGCCAAATGCAAGTCCGGAGATGTTGTAGATAGGAGCAGTCCAGCCCGCAATCTTCATGTGCATGACCATCTCTTCGTTTGTGGCCAGTACAGCACCACCAGAGATAGTAACAATGTCATTGACCATTTGCTCATACAAGCTCATCCACTTGCCCATGCCCCACACATGAACAAAGTCATCTGGGTCAATAGCCTGTGCCAAACAGCGTACATAAATCTTAGGACGCAATTCTGGAGGAACTTGATTAATAATATAGCCAAGACTTTCAAAGCCTGGTTGGAACATGTCTTCAAAGTAAACAACATCCTCGCCAGTTACTTCGCCTTGTTGCATTAGACGAACCAAGTTCATCATTTGACTCATAGCAAAGTAACTGCGACCATGTGCGTCTAGCACTTGACCCACAACAATCTTTTGACTGTTGTCTAGGGTCAAGCCTGGCACATAGCTTACATTCAAGCCACGTTTCTCAAACACACGCTTGTTCCACTCTGTTAGTTGCAGAGTATAGCGAGCCTTGTAAGACTCCAAGCCCATGTAATAGAGTTTACGCATTGCGGTTGTACCCACCTGAACGATAGTTGTTGTTGCCACGATAACCACCACCATGGTTGTTATTGCGGTTGAATGGGCGACGTGGGATCTCGTTAGGATCCTTGTTTGCCCAGTTCCAGTGGTTCTTAGCATAACCACGCTCTTGGAACTTCAAGAAGTCCACGTAGTCGCGATCACGCTCATTGTAAAGCGCGGCCTCGTTGAATTGTCTGCCGTGACTAACGCAGAACTCGCGATAGTTCTCGAGATCTTCGTAGATGTTTGAAACCTCAGGTTTCATACGCAGATACTTCTCTAGCCATTTGGGTTGAGCCATCATTATCTCCTATTAAACTGGATGGTAAAAGGTTTTTTCGGGTTGTCGTGGATCGCGGTAAATGATTTCACAACCGTTTTCGTCGTCTTCACTTACCGAGATTATAACATGTCTGCCAGGGTAGCGCGAGTTGATTTGGACATATAAGTCGTCAGCAATCATCTCACAACTTTTGTAGTCGAGCTCTAGAACTCCGTTTTGATCATTATACAGCCCTTCCAGCCATCGTTTGAACTGGATGAACTCGATGTCCCTATCATTATGGAACACACTGATTGACACCCTGAAATGGAAAATATGGCGATGAGGAAAGCCAAGAAAAGATACATCCGCAAGTTTAGGATCCTCCAATGCTGCCGGGTATTTATGGATACCTTCTCTGGAAAACTTGACCCATATCATTCTTTCAGCTACTTCGCTGTTGATTTCAGTTTGTCTGCGTTCGTCATATGTACTCATGATATTATCTCGTCTTGGGTATATTTAGACCAGTCAGTAAACACAGCACGATTTTTAAGCTCATGTAAACTGTGACACCAAACACCTGGGTTGGTTGCTTGGAAATCTTTGTCATCGATCTTGATTGTGGTATTGTAATTGTATAGTTTTGCGTAAGGCAATTTTACACTGATCATTGGAATAAAGCGATCGTGGTCAATTAAACTGCCTTCAAGTAAGCCTTCAGCGGCTGTTACATCAATGTCCAGTGTACACCAGGCACCATGCATTAGACAAGCACCAATCATGGTTTCCCACTCATGCCACACGTCGGAGTCATTGATTCCTGGGTTTGGGAAACTTTGGTTTGCACCGAAGTAGATATGCGTACAGTTGTGTTTCTGCACCGCGCCCACAATATTCTTTGGATCCTGTACGCCAATTACGAATAATGTTCGCATGCCATATGCAGGGCTATGTTCTACTTCGGTGCCAACAAACATATTAGCTTCTTCATGTCCGTGTCGATTCATTTGATTTTAAGACTTTCGATTGTGAGGATATGACTAATTGCTTCGCCCAAGTCTTGGTCCTCGGTGATTACATGTAGATTAACACTCTGACGTTCAGTCTTTCTGTCTATGTGTCGAACTTCCATTACGTATCCGTTTTCAGCATGATACATTTTGAAATTAAGATCGGCATGCGTGTCTAGTCGATTGTCGCTACTGCCACGAATCATATTACCTGCACCAATTGATACTGCTTGCAATGTTCTGTCCTTGATTGATGATTTATAGATTATTTCTGAATCCATTTTTTGGCGTTCGGATATTTTAACAGCCCGATTCATAATCCAAGTTTCTAGCCATTTAATGGTCATTGTAATCCTCTGGTAGTCTTTGGGTTGTTTCTTCCCAATGTTCACGTTTCAATCTTGCGATTTCGTCCTTGTATTTTAACTTCTGTTTCTTGAGTTCTGCAACCTTTTGTTCGTCCACATGTGGATGAGCTTCCAGTTCTTTGAGTTTCAATTCAAGTACACGATGTGATTCTTCCAAATGCTTTACATGATTGTGCCAATCACCCATTTCAGTTTCCTCCGTGGTCGAGTCTAAGTATGTCTCCAAGTCTATCTTCTGCTGAATCTTCTGCCATTTCCTCATCGCGTTCTGTCTCCTCAGGTTCTTCCTCAAATGTAAACAGTGAATTAAACACAGGTCTTGCGCTTACTGCCTTTTTGCCTTTGAATCCACGAGTACCAATGATTTCCATCCAGTACTTGTTATACTTTTCAATAATGGCTTCTGCTGTTGCACGATCTGGTGCGGCAAAGATATCTTCTACAATGTCCTGGAACTTTTCATGTCCTGGACCTGTGTACTGCATCATGTAAGGCCATTCACCGCCGTCAAAGCGTCTGTTGGCTTCTTGTACTGCTGTGATGTGCATCCAAACATTATGACCCATTAGCAGTGCGTATGAGAAGCTGTCCCAAGATGTCTTGCCTTCTTTGCCAATTTTATTTAGGTCACCTGGTTTGTAGATACAGATGTCCTTCATTTTCAGCATGTTGCTGATAGGGCTATCTTCCCAACGTGGATAGATGCCATCTGCTACAACACCATCACTCCACTTGCGTGTGTCGATTGCGTACTTTTTATCGTCTGCGGAGGGAGCCATTCTATAACTCCACTTGCCTTCATGCTCAAACACATTTTCAAAGTACACCTGTCCATTGGCCGTTGCAAGGAATGGGCTGGCACAATCAAAGGAAATAGTAAAGTCTGGATTAACATACTTTCTAATAGCTCTTTGAATCACGGTGAGTAGCACAGCCCATTCCAACTTGCTGGTGCCCAAGAAGTGCATCCAATCATGTTTGCCCTGCTGGAGTAGATTGTCATAGCGTAGTGCAACCAGACGCTTGAGGATCAAGTGTACATCACACATGTTCTGTCCACCCATGCCCCAACCATCAAAGTGACGATCTGGGTACACGTTAGGATCGCAGAACACTTTCATTTCTTGATACCATTCTTCTGCTGAGGTATGGTTGTCACCTTGTAGTACATTCAAGAACTTGGCGCCACCTTCATTCTTGCCCTTGCGGTGCTTGATAAAGTATTCGTTGTTGAACTTGGTGGCCGCAACTGCTTGGTCTAGTGTTTTGATCTGACAAGCATCACTGGCTTTCTTATCGTGAATAACCCAGGTAGGAATATCTAGTCCCATACCGTAGGTGCTGATATTGTCCAGCCACTTGAGTACCATTTCACGTTTCTTTTGTGCTTTAGGACAACCTGAGTTGGCTTTCCAGTCACCTTCCCACAGGCCCTTGGCAATCTGGAATCCACCAGAGTCGCCTAGCATGATGGTGTTAGGATCACGATTTCGAACCATGTACTCACTAGGATCGTCTTTGGCAAGATCCAAGTTGGCGTGACCACCTGAATACAAACTCCACTTGTATGGGAACAAGCCTTGTTGTGCATTCAGCCAGTTCATCTGTTCCATGTCAGTTAGTCCTGCGGGAAAACGAGCAGGATCAACATAGTCGTTGTTCACACGCTGTTTGCCCACAAAGGTAGCATAGAACCCTGATATAGCTGGCAAGAACACAGCATAATCATTTTGTTTACTGGTTAGATCATCTTGACTCATGGGCTTGCTTGTACTCCAGCAGACTCGTGCATACTAGATTTTTCTTCTTCTAGTGTTAACGCATCCATGATCTTGAACTTCTCATATGCGTCTTTTAATCCAGGATGTTGTTCCATACGCATCTTGAGGTTAACTTCATCCTGGCGTTTTTGTCTAGCCCAGTCAAGTAGTTCTTCAGCCTCGGTTGTGAGTCCGACACTGGCAACACTGGAGCCTACCATTTGCCACATGTTGCCATCAAAGATTTCCATGCACTGGTTGTTGCCATTGTAGCGCACCTGGCCTGCAAAACTATTTGGCCCACTTGGGTTAGTACCGTAGTTAGGGTAGATACTGGGGGTGCTTGGACTACCCCCGGTTACTGTTAGATATCTACCAGTTGGATATACACCTTTGATCATTTGCTTTGTGCTGGTAATAGATAGTTGTATTCTGCAATGCCTGAATCCACAGTGATCTGCATAACGCCATCGTCACTGATCTTCATGCTCTTGTCGCCGCTGAGTCCAAGAATGCTGATCACAGCATTGATTGGCCAATTCCAACCTTTGTTGATAGTGCCAGTGATGTCGCTTTGGAAAACAAAGTCACCTGCGTGGCTACTGTGGTCGCCAAAGTAAAATACTAGATTGTTTTTTTCTGTCTTGGCAACAAACGTGGTTTCTTCGCTGTTTGCGCTGGCTTGGAATTTCATACGCTGAATGTTGGCAACAGCTGGATTGAATTCCACACTCCATTTAACCTGCTTGGCCATCTTAACGTTCTTGAGTTTTTCGTTAATAATCTCGCTGGTCATAAAACGATAGTCGTTCTTGAAGTCGCCGTTTTTGTTTTCAAAGTGAATGCCAACTGGAACTTCTTCGTTGTTACGATTCTGTTTGTTGATTGTGAGTTTTGCATCTTCCTTGTATTCAGGAATATTCAAAATAGTGTTTAGTTTGCCCAGGTTTGGCATACCGAATGTGCCAACAAACTCCGGGACTGGATTCTTAAACTTGGCCTGAACAATAATTGAACGATCTTCTGCAATAGTAGAGATAACAGTTTCTTGATCAGTGCCGGTAATTTTAACCAAATCAATAACGCCTAGTGCGTGTGTATGTTGTACGATGTCTTGTAAATAGTCTTTCATGAGAATTCTCCAGTAGTAGTGTAGTATAGATGATTTTATTTAGACCTGTCAATGCCTTAGGACTTTTTTATCATGCCGCGACCTGGTCTGGTTTTTGCCGAAGTCAGTTCGCCGGCCTTTTTAGCCACTACCATTGCTGTGGTTTTGCCAACCACGTGATGGTATTTGACCAATTCGAGACTTGATTCTTGACATGCTTGCTCAACAAGTGACCTTGTGGCATAACTGCAAGAGTTTGTGGTAACGCTGATTGCTGCCGGAACACTGTCTGCATCGTTTATGGTGAATATAACTCTACCACCTGGACGCAACAGTTTTTCAATCTTGGCTAGGTTTTCAGTCATTACTTCAATGGTGTATCGTTCAAATAGATTCCATGTAACAACATAACCAATCTGCCCATGTGGAACACCCCAACGGATGTTCTGTTGCACAGGAGAAATGTATGTTTCAAAATCTAGTTCATTCAACGACTTTAATCTATGCTGTCTAATCCTATTACGGCTTAGATTATCAAGTTTATCTAAACAATCGTTTAGTATTTCTGTGTCAGTTTCAGCAACGTAGACTGTTTCGGCGGGCAACACAGATTCAAAGATGTCATGATGATCCAGCCCAATGCAACAGATTGGATACTTCCATATTTCAGGATTGCTTAACTCTATCCTCAGCTCATTGAGCCCGTTTGGAGAAATAAACCAATCCTTTCTAACCTTTTCACTGATACCAAGATTAGCATCATAGTAGTCTTTGCTTATCAACTGTTTAGCAATTGAATTGATTTCAGTTTGCAAAGTCTTGCGTAGATCCAGTATATTGTTGTGTAGGTCAGTGGTCAGTGTTTTGACATTGTCAGCATTGCTGATATAACCGTCAATGGTTGTTTTTTGATCTTCAATGATACCAAACAATTCAGTTATTTCTTTTTTCAGCGAGTCTAAGTAGTTGTTCAAATAACCAAACGCAGTCATTTGATCAATTTGATTTCGTAATTCTACCAGACCCGGTAGAGTGTCTAGTTTTTCTTGATCCATACTATTCCCACTCAAACAAGCTGTCAAAAGTTGTTGCAATGTCTGTGTTCTCTGGAATCTTCCAGTCCAACACACCCAACAAGTTTTCCACCTTCTGATCCACAATGGTTGTTTCCATCAGTGCATCATCAAATGGCAAGTCTTTGAACCATTGTGGAATGTGCAGTTCATCTGTGGGATAGCCCACTGATGTAAAGCCCAGTGGATTGTCTTTGAGTTTACACACAATGGTTTTCATACCATCAACAATGTTTTGACTGTAGTTGTCGCCGTACATGCGCTTGAGGTTGTTCCAGTTCATTGCGGCTCTAACGTGTCCGGGCATGTTGGCTTTGCCCAGTCGTTCTTCTTCTTTGGTAAACTTGGTCAAGTTGTTCACACGTTTAGGTGTGCCTTTCTCCCAAGCAGGACGATCCTGGAACGCAATTTTGAACTCACGCACCTTGTCATACACATGCTCTTTGGTACAACCTGTTAGAACATCAAGTAGCAAACTGCTCAAGAAGTCTTGTACAACCTTAGGAGTATCACTGCGCTTAAGGTCAAGACCCATGGCTTTGACTTTGCCAGGTTTGCCGTGTGTGTCTAGTCTATGTCCTTCTAGATCAAAGATCAACACAGCATATCGTTTCTTCTTGATGTATAAACCTTTTTCTGCAACCAGTTCACGACCGCCTTTGATTAGTCCGCCCATCGAACGAGGACAGTGACATGCTCGCTCCATAAACGCAGGAAAGCTGGCGTTGACTTGATCTGCGATGGTATCATATAACTGTACGCAAGTTTCTTTGTTCCATTCCATACGTCCTGCGGCAACGTCGTCTTTGATAGCAGGCCAGGCTGTAAAATAACAGCTATCAGTGTCTCCATAGATAATGGCATCGCCGACGTGATCATATGTTCCAAAGATGCACTCGTTGATGTAAGCATCCATGTGCCGTGCAATGATTCGACCGGTAAGTGTAGTACTTTGGCCAATTCTCTTGTCGAAGAAACGACATCCCGGGTTAAGGATTGCTCCGTACAAACTGTTAAGATTAATTTTCTTGACCAATTGACGTTTGTCCCAAAATGCCTTGTCGTCGTCATTTTCTGCATCCTTCTTCTTGGCCTGCATTTCCTTACGCTCTGCATACCAGCGTTCCAGCAAGCCAGGAATAACGCCTTTGCGTTCATAGGTAAAGATAGTTCCGTTTGCACTCAGTGTCCAAGGTTGATTGCTGTCAAACACAATCTTCCAAACTTCTGCCGCTGAGTGTACTGTGCTGTTGCCGTCTTCCCAGTCAATGGTGATTTCAGTGCCGGGCTCTGCATTCATAACAGCAGTATATTCCAAACTGCCAAACATGTTTTCCCAGGCATCTGCAAATGAGCTGCCTGCTTCAATCTTTTCTTTGATGTATCGGTCTGTCATGATAGGACGCAGTTGAGCCACAATGGTCTCTGGTCCCATGTTCAACGCACGAATAGCTGATGGATACAGACTGTTGATGTCAATGGCACCTACCCAGTCATGCATGCCTCGTTTGGGAAACGCAACATAAGCACCTGCGGCCTGTGTGTCACCTTGCTCGTCTCTGTTCTTGCGATTAGGAACAACCAAGCCCAGTTGATGTGCTTCGTTGATAATAGCCTGTTCAGTAACAGCAACAGCCCCCATGGTGGTTGCCAACAACACAGTGTTGTCGTGTGCCAGTTCATTTGCTAGATCCAAGAACTTCAGCTTCTTGTCCAGTTTGTTCAACAGCATGGTATCTTGTCTGTTGTACACAATAAACTCTTTGAAGTCTTTGTTATACAACTGATCCAGTGTACCTTCATACTGTGTTTTACGCTCGTCCAGCTCATGTTCTGCAATAGCATCCAATGAATAGCTGTGACGCTCTTCATATGTGTACTTGCGATACAACTGCATGTAGTCTAGATGCACACGACCAATCAAATCAAATGTAAGACTTTCTGCACCAAAGCGTTCAAAGTAACGTTGCTTGGGTAACTGTCCCCACAAACAGTATCTGCGTGTGTCATCTTTGCTCAACACACGTTGAGTACGCATGACCATGTATGGAATATCGAAGCCTTCTGAGTTCCAACCACTTAAAATATCTGCATCGTCAATCAAGTCCAAGAATGTGTTGAGTAGTTCTTCTTCTCGCTCAAACAGATAACAGTTTTCAAATTGATCGCAGATCTCTTGTGCAGTTTCCCAACTCATGCTCTTGGGAGGAATAACCAAGGTGACCAGTTTTTCCAACCAGTCTAGATATATACTGACCGCTGTGATTTTGTTAAATGGATCTTCGGGTTTAGAGAAGCCACGCTCTGGATCGAAGTCCACCTCAATATCGAAAAAGGCTGTTTGTAATTTAGGTGATGTGGCACCCAGGTAGTTGGATTCTAAACAACGAAATATGGGATTGATATCGCTTTCCCATAGACGCTTGCCTGAATTGATGCGTAGTTCTTTGTGGAACTCTTTGCTGTTGCGACTTGCAAATCTTGACACAGGTGTGTTGTAGATTGTTCTGTGCTTGCCCCTGGGATCGTCGTAGTAGAATACATATTCCGCAGGGTATTCTTTGTATACTCTTTGACCGTTCACACGTTCTACAACGTGGATACGATCTTTGTCTCTGTCAAACAGAGCATCGATGTAGCTCATTAATATCTCTCCATGTGTGACTTCTAGCTCACACTACTCTACATGCCGTTTCATGTCCGGCGAGACATGCAAATATTTATTGCATTAACATTCTCACCAAACCTACTGAGTCGATTGTGGTGAGAAGGATGTAATTAGCCAGCATACCAAAGGAACCACGACTATAAGCGCACCCAGCGTATATAGCACAACCTGTAATCCAAACAGGGTACAGGGCAAGAAGGGGTGGATTAGGCACGGTGATGGCCATAGTGAGACTACAGCCAATAGATATAGCCCAAGCAAGGACCTCAAGACAAAAACGTATCTTATGACTTTTGTAATCACTTTTGATCCACTCAATGGTTCCGCTTAATACTTCATGCATTACAGAGTTTTACCTACAGTTTCGAGAATGGTATTGAGTTCTTCATTCTCTTTATTGGTTTCGCCAAGTTTGGCTTTGTGTGCAATACGAATGGCCTTGCTCAACAGACTTGGTTTGATTTCAAGTTCTTCAGCAATGGCCTTGACTGTGTCCTTGAGACCCTCTTGCAGTGTTTCCACTTCTTGCATGACCTGCATGCCTTCATTGATTAGTTGTGTGAGCTTGGCTTTTTCGGCCGAGCCGAACATACGTGATGACATAGTATCTCCTGATTGAAAAACAAATTGTACATTGTACTTACACAGAATGCAAGGCCTTTGACGAATTATTCGCACTCGGCCCAGATTGTATTTGTCCACTTTTTGTATAGCCAAGAACCTTTTGGCATTGGACAGTTGCCCAGTTCGGGGAATCTCGTTTGACGACTGTCAATCACAATCATAAAAATATAAGCCACTATGAACATTGCACATATAATGGTCACACCCATGATGGCCTGTTCAGTCATTTCTCTTTTTCTGGCTTCGCGAACTTTTTTCTCACGTGCTTCGCGTTTCATCTGCTGAGCAATAAGAACCTTTTGTTCCTTGCCCATCTCTTTCATGAGTGCTTCTACTTCGGTGTACAACGCACCCAGCTCTGGTGGTGACTGGTACACCATGAGCTCACGCAGTTCCTTGCTCATGGCTTCTAATTGCTTTTTCATCAGCACACGTTGTAGAGCACGTTTGCCTAGGCTGGCATCTCCTGTGTAGACTTCAGTGTGTGCTCTACGTTCTTCTTCTTCAAACACAGCCATGCACTTGTAGAAGTTGTCGTAGTAGGCGCCCAACTGGTCGCCAATCTCTTGGTAGATGTTTGTTTGATCACCGGAATTGGCTTTTTTGTTAAGCTCAATTACACGATTTTTTTCTTGGATGTACTGATTCTTTTCCGCTACACTAGGCGGTTTGTCTTTGTGTCTTTTATTAAATTGATCGTCAAGATCCTTGAGGACTTCTTTGACGTCCCCAGCGGCACCTTTAATATCTTTGTAAAGTTTACATCCTGCCTTGACTGCGGAAACTGCGCCATTGGCAAGAGCAAACAGCGTTAGCGGATCCATTCCTCGTTGATTCCTTAATTTTCATTTTTAGTTGACGGAATCAGAGTTTGTTAACTTAGTTGAGCTCTAAAGTATTTATTAGGATCGTAGCTTTGCAAGCCCCGCAAACTGTAGAATTTTTATGTAAAACCAGCCTATGTCAAATTCCCAGGGTTTTACGCTGAGTTTTGCGCTGGTGCCATCTGCGTGATGATTGTTGTGTAGCTCTTCCCCACCAATCCAGATAGCCCAGGGTACTAGATTACGACTGGTATCTTTGGTATCGGTGTTACGATATCCAACCCAGTGTGCAAGTCCGTTGATCACGCCCGCGGCCCAGAACGGGATCCACAACATCTGTATGCCCCAGATGATAAAACCAATGGGTCCAAACAGCATGAAATTAATCAACAGCATGACCAACAGTCCAGCCGCTGGGTATGCACTGTACACGTTTTGTTCAACCCAGTCATCGGGTGTGCCTATGCCAAGTTTAAGCACCTCTGGGTCCTGCTTGGCTTTTATGTACAGCAACGCACCACCAAACAACACACGCCATAGTCCGTGTATTTTAGGACTGTGTGGATCTGCTTCGGTATCGCTGGCCTGATGGTGTTTACGATGTACAGCAACCCATTCACGTGTGACCATGCCTGTGGTCAACCACAACCAAAAACGCATGAAGTGTGATACCACAGGATGAAACGTAACCGAACGATGTGATTGACTACGATGTAGATAAAGTGTAACACACATTATGGTGATGTGTGTTAACACGAGAGTATAAATTATTTCTATCATTTTACCAGTGCCTTATTACGCCGGCTACAATAAAGGCATTTGTTATTATATAGCAAAGAACTATAGCCGTACGTACAAGTGCCACCCGGTCTGCTTCCTGACGAGTGGCACCGGCTTTTTCGCCTAGTGCCTTGGCCCAGATGCGCCATACTCGTCTTAGAGTTAATTTCCAATGCATTAATGGAATTGCTCTTCCTCTGTGCTACCCTTTAGAGCCTGGGTGCTTGCCTGGCTTTCGATCGTAGTAGTGACGCGGTCGAAGTACCCTGTTCCAACTTCGCGTTGGTGCTTGACCGCTTCGAATCCTCTATTGGCCGCCGCGAACTCGGCTTCCTGAAGATCCACAAAAGCGGGCATACCAGTACGAGCGTAACCGTGAGCCAGATTAAACATACCATAATTAAGGGCATGGAAGCCAGCAAGGGTGATAAATTGGAACTTGTAGCCCATAGCTCCAAGCTCTCGTTGAAACTTATTAATCGTTGCGTCATCTAAATTCTTCTTCCAGTTAAATGATGGCGAGCAGTTGTAGGCTAACATTTTATTTGGATAGTGCTTGTGTATTCCTTCTGCAAATGCCCGCGCGAATTGTAGGTCAGGTGTTCCTGTTTCACACCAGATGAGGTCTGCGTATGGCGCATAAGCCAATCCTCTCGACAGTGCTTGATCAAAGCCGTTGCGGGTGTAATAAAATCCTTCGACAGTACGTTCACCAGTAATAAAAGGCCTATCGTTATCATCAATATCGCTGGTAAGTAGATTACCAGCTTCGGCATCAGTACGAGCAAGCAGGATGGTAGGAACACCCATAACGTCAGCTGCCAAGCGAGCGGCAACCAACTTGTTAACAGCTTCCTTCGTAGGTACCAAGACCTTACCTCCCATGTGCCCACATTTCTTGGCTGAGGCAAGTTGATCTTCGAAGTGTACACCCGCGGCTCCTGCATCTATCATTCCCTTCATTAGTTCAAACGCATTTAACACACCACCAAAGCCAGCTTCGGCATCTGCTACAATAGGAGCAAAGAAGTCTGTGTTACCGCTTTGTTCCATCCACTGAATCTGATCAGCTCGTGTAAATGCATTGTTAATTTTTTTAACCACAGCAGGCACGCTGTCTGCTGGATATAAACTTTGATCGGGATACATTGCACCTGCTAGATTAGCATCGGCAGCAACTTGCCATCCTGATAGGTAAATTGCTTTTAAGCCTGCCTTGACTTGTTGTAACGCTTGCATGCCAGTCATGGCACCAAGTGTATTTACATAAGGTTCAGTGGTTAGTAGGTTCCATAATTTCTTGCTACCATTTGTTGCTAGAGTATGTTCTACTTGTTGACTGCCTTGTAGACGTACTACATCTTCGGCACTGTATGGGCGTTTTACTCCTGCCCAACGCGGATTTTCGGCCCAGTCTTTTTGTAGGGCTTGTGAACGATTTTCGAAAGTCACTTTGATTCTCCTAGGATCTAGTATTTACCAGGAGATTTGTGTGCTTGTGCAGTTATTTAGGTCGGGAATTGGAGCGGATTTCTTCTAAATCTTTTTTGGCATCGTTTAGCAAAGCCAGTGCATGATCTACGTTGTCCTGCATGTTTATCCACCAGGACATTATGGAACGGAATGTGCGTACCACCCACACAGCCCAAAGTATACCAACTGTTCCGCCGATGCTGATAAACAATTCTTTTGTAGCAGAAAAATCATATGCATGTGCCACAATGGCATACACAGCAAGAAACACCAACAGGGTGATTGCTGATACTTCCCAAATTATGCATTGTTGTTTTTTAGTTTTAGGGCAATCAATCATTTGGTAATAGTAGAGCGAAGCATCCATGAATGCTTGCGATGTGCATCCATGCGCTCTGCGAGAAAATTAGCCAATCCGTCTTCACCTACTTCTGTGGCAATGTCAAAGCAGTATTTGAGAATCTTAACCATTTTATCGCTGTCTTCTAACAGCTCTTGTACCATATCACCATCTTCAAGAATATCTGTCTCGTCAACAACCTGTGTTAACATGCTGAAACGTGTAAAACTTGCAGGAACAAATGCACCAGTCTTGCGAATATTTTCTGCAAAGTCATCAATGGCGCCGCCTACTTCTTCGTAGATGCCACCAAACAATTGATGCAACTGTGTGAAGAATGGTCCTACCACATTCCAATGAAAGTTTTGCGCTTTGAGATAAAAACTGTATTCGCTTGCAAAAGCAATCTTGAGAGATTTGTGTAATTGTTCCATTTATTTGTCCTTATTCGCTTGGATACGAAGTTTCATTTGTTGTTGGTTTAGCTCTAGATCCTCCGGATGTGTATTCCACACCTTCGTCTAGAGTTGTAAAATTAATCTCGGTTGTTTTACCGTTGCTGACCATGCGCCATTTGTTATCTACTTTTGTGTAGATATTTTGTATTGGGCGCCATTGTCCGGCAACCTTTACATATCCTTTGTCAACTGGTACCCAGGTGCTACCAAGTTTAACAAAAGGCAAAGGCTTCAAGCTGAAGTCTACAACAGCATAACCGCCACCGCCTGGGCCACCATCGCCGCCTACGGCGCCAGGAGAAATGTTATACAGTCCGCCCAGTGCTGGCGCAAGTCCAACGCCATTGGTTATCTGCCAAGATGTGATTGCATTGGGCAACTGTCCAGTGTTTACAAAACTTGCACCAGTAAATCCAGCTTGTCCGCCACTGGCAGATAAGTTACCGCCATCGCCTGCACGATGCCCGCCACCACCACCGCCACCACCGGCATTGCCCAGCTGACTGCTTTCGCCATCCTGTCCAACATACACATTACTGCCAGACGGAACTGGAGTGGTTGTTGCTGATTCGCCTGTGTTAGTATTAGTAGAGCTTCCGCCACCACCACCTGCACCGCCGGCAGCAACAGCAACAAGATATTTTGTTGACTCAGTTACTGGAATCCATTCTAAGAAAGTAGCGGCACCGCCTCCACCTCCACTACCACCAAGGCTGTCACTACCAGACGAGCCGCCATCGCCGCCGCCGTAGTTATTAGCAAATGTGTCAATACCAGACGAGCCGCCTGTGCCACCTGTGGATCTAGTTCCAAATCCACCACCGGCACCAGGAGTGATTTCAAGTATGTCGCCAGGTGTTAGAATCATTCGCACAGATACCAATGCACCTGGTGCGCCCTTGCCACCTTTGCCTACACCGTTTGTTCCAGCGCCGCCGCCTGCACCCCATAGGTATATAAACACAGGGTTAACAATACCCTGTGGTACTTCTATTCTATACTTTCTGCCAACAGCAGGAAGTGCTCTGACAACGTTATTGGCCATTTTTTACTTGGTTCTTAATTAAATCTTGTTGTACTTGTGTTTTGGCATTGGTAAATGCGGCTTTATTCTTAGCCAGCGGCTCGGCCAGTGTGTTGGTAAACTTGCCCAGTTGCTCTGCTTCGGCAGGCGACAATGCTTTTGGATCTTTGTTTAGTGCAACTTCAAGTTTGCCTGTGTTAATAGTTGGATCTAATGTCTTCAAACTTTGCAAACTTGACTTCATGTCGCTTTGTTGTTTTTGTGCCATTGCCGCTTGTTGTGCAGGATTAGGCAACTGATTTGGTTGTTGCGGCTGCTGTGGTTGTTGTGGCTGTTGTCCAGCAGGTTGTGTACCTGTTTGTGTACCAGTTTGTGTACCAGAGGGTTGTGTGCCAGACTGTGTACCTGTTTGTGTACCTGTGGCGTTTTTAGCAGCCAAACTTGGATTGCCTTGTCCTGGAGGATTTATTTTTGCAACTGGACTAGTAGTTTGATCATCGCCTGGTGTGTTAGGCACAGCATCAACTTCAAACATCTTATACTCGTTCATAAGCTGTTTGGTAAATTCGTCATCTTCATAGCTTTCGTTGGCACTACCAACCAGTCGTCCTTTGAATGGATGTTGCTTGCCGCCTTTTTTGGCTTTGTCAGTGCCACGCACTTGGTCACCTGGTTTTTGTTCAGGCTCGCCGGCAAATTTTGTCATGCTCTCCAGGAGCTTTTTCATATCACTCATTTTTTACGAGCCTTTGCTTTTTTTACTTTAGCTGGTTTGCGAAACGGATTA